GGCAGGTGATCCATTCACCCTTCTTCCTTGGCAGCAGTTCATGATCTCCAGTCTGTTTGGATGGAAGAGATCTGATGGATCCAGGAGATTCCGCACCCTCTTCTGTGCAGTGGGCAGGAAGAATGGCAAGAGCGCAACCTGTTCAGGCCTGGGACTGGCCATGCTGGACTTTGACCAGGAGCCAGCTGCAGAGGTGTACTTCTCAGCAACCAAGAGAGACCAGGCCAGGATCTGCCATGTGGAAGCTGAGCGGATGGTGAAGGCATCACCTCATCTGAAGAAGAGGATTGGGATCCACAGAAACAATCTCCATGTGAAGTCCACAGGCAGCAAGGCAGAGCCATTGAGCTCAGAGGCCAGGAGCCTGGATGGACTCTCACCACACTGTGCCATCATTGATGAATACCATGCCCACAAGGATGCTGAGATCTTCCATGTCCTGAAGTCAGCAACAGGTGCCAGGGCTCAGCCACTGCTGGCCATAGTCACCACAGCTGGCTGGAACATTGATGGCCCATGCTTCCACTTCCAGAAGACCTGCCAGGATGTGCTCCAGGGGATCAAGGATGATGATTCACTTCTGCCCTTGATCTACTGCCTGGATGAAGAAGATGATTGGAAGGATCAGAGCACCTGGATCAAAGCCAACCCTTCCCTGGGTGAAAGCATCTCGATGGATTACCTGGTGGAGCAGTACACCCAGGCCACCAACTATGGAAGCACCGAGGAGGCCAACTTCAGGACCAAGCACCTGAATGAATGGGTGAGCAGCTCTGATGTCTGGATCAAGGATGAAGAGTGGATGGCCAGCGGATCTGATCCCATTGAAGTGGATGAGAAGAGCCTGACCTGGTATGGAGGATTGGACCTGGCTGCAGTGAGTGACTTCTGCTGCCTGGTGTTGGTTGCTCCGCTGCCTGATGGTGAGCTGCTGGCCAGGCGTTGGTACTGGTTGCCAGAGTCAGCCTGGGAGAGAAGGATGGACAGGGAAGAGAGCAGCATCCACATGGACATGCTTGATCTGTCGTACTTCCACCTGAGCCCAGGGAATGTCACAGATTACCAGGCATTGAGGAGGACCATCAGTGGGTACTATGTCCAGGATGGCACTGTGATGCATGACACCAGCTGCATCATGGATCAATACAATGTGGCCAGCATCAGCTTTGACAGATGGAACAGCTCCACCCTGGTCACACAGCTGACAGGTGATGGGGTCCTGATGGCTCCCATTGGCATGGGCTATGCAAGCCAGTCTGCTCCGCTCCGAGAGCTTGAGCGCTTGATCCTGGAGAAGAAGCTGATCCATGAAGGTGATCCTGTGCTGCGCTGGATGATGAGGAATGTGATGATTCAGAGAGATCCAGCTGGCAACATCAAGCTGGACAAAGCCAGGAGCCAGGACAAGATTGATGGGGTGATGTCACTGAACTGCGCGGTGGCTGAATGGATGACCAGGACAGCAGCAGATCCCAATGAGATTCCAGATGATTACCAAATCCGCACACTATGAGCACCAACCCAGATCACCCCACCATCCGATTGATGAGAAAGCTGAGCACCCGCCAGGGATTCATTGATGAGGTGTACACCAGGCTGCCAGCAGAGAAGACAATGGTGGAAGCATACTGGTCTGTGGAGTATGATCACATGAGCTTTTTTGATCGTCCCAGGTACAGTGGCCATGAGAGCTTCAAGACAGTTTTGAGCAAGGCCAGGAAGAAGAGGGTCACCGAAACCGATTAGCCATCCTCTCCAAGCAGTCTTCGATGTGATCGTCATACCGAATTATGACTAACTCTAATCCTGTTTCTTGAGCAAAATTGAATTTGATCTGATCTGATTCTTGGGTCAATTCAAGCGTTTTCTGTCCGCCAAAGGGCTCGAAAGCCTGGTAGTGTTGCTGTCCGTTGAATTCAATTACGACATTCCAAGCATTGATAAAGAAGTCATAGCGCAGCGGACGGGTTCTTCTGAGTCCCGGAAACGCCTTCTGCCTTTCAAACGCAATTTTCTCTTTCTCAAGCCAACGACTAATTTTTTCCTCTCCGAGTGATGAGTGCATGTCTAATCCACATTCCCGGCAACCCCATCCCTGCATGTGGTAATAGGCGGGATCTAATTCAATTACACCGTGCTTTTTGCACGTCACTTTAATTGGGCTATAGCTTCCTCGAAATTCAGTTAGTTCGTAAGTGAATCGGTCGCCATGTAATTCCTTTGATCGGCGAATGAATTCTTCAGTAGAAATACGCTTGCTTTCCGCCATTCTTTGATATCCACACTGCTGGCATCCAGCTCCCATCACAAAGAGGCGCTCTGGAATTTGCTCAAACCTTCCGTGATTTGGGCAGATCATGCTCATTGGCGTGGTGTAATTGACCCAACTGCTCTCCACAAATTCAAGGTCAGAATGACCTTTTTGCTTGATTAGATCAAGGAATTGAGCAAGGGAGTAGCTTCTGCCTTTGCGAGCTTTTTCTCGCCCGCATTTTCTGCATCCTTTTCCCTGCTTGTGGTTCATTGGTGCTTGAAGGAAAGGTCCGTGAATTGGGCAAGTGATTGAGACTTTTGTGCGGTTTCCAGGCATTTCGGCTGGCACCAGTGAATAGTCGTAGAAATCTCCATGAACAGCCATTGCTTCTGCTATGAACTCTTCGCGAGTTTTTTTCATCCCCCTTGCGTTTCGAGCGTAGCCACAAGACTTGCAGCCTTGTCCTGCAAGATGACTTTCTGCTAAGATGGAAAAGTTGCCATGAACGGGGCAAGTGACACTGATTTGGTCTTTTCCGGTCTTGTACTGCGCCAAAGGGTAGCTGTAGTAACCTTCATGCTTTTTTAAGGCTTTTGTTACAAATTCTGCTGTTGTCAGTCTCTTTGGCATTAGTGTTTCAAATATCGTGTTTTTTATTGACAGGGTTTACCAGGAACGGGATCCCCCCTGGGGATTTTCGCGGCCATGAGTATCATCAGCCGGATCCTCGGCAACCCATCCAAAAAGAACAAGCAGGAGAGTGAACAGCGGGGGCAATTTGTGGCCCCTTCCAGGTTTGCTGCCTTCCTGGGGCTGGGCACCAAAGCTGGGGTGAGTGTTTCTGAAGAAGGGGCAATGGCGCTCAGCGCTGTGTACAGCTGTGTGAGGCTCATTGCATCCAGCATTGCTTCCCTGGATCTCCATCTTCACCGGGTGGATGGATCGCTCAGGGAGGTGGCCAATGATCATCCAGTGTACAGCTTGCTGAACAGCAGCCCCAGTGAGAGCATGACAGCTTTTGACTTCTGGGAATTGATCATTTCTGATGCCTTGATTCATGGCAAGGGCTTTGCCTTGATTGAGCGGGGATCAGTCACAGGCAGACCAGTCCAGCTGCATCTGCTCACAGCTGATCAGATGAAACAGCACATGATGGATGGTCAGGTGACGTACACCCACCGGGACCTGGATGGTCCGCTCTTCCCAGAGGATCTGCTGATCATCCGCTGCTTCAGAGGGATATCACCAATCAGACAGCACATGGAAGGCATTGGCCTGGCTATGGCTGCACAAGAATTTGCTTCCAGGTACTATGGATCAGGAGGGAATGTGGGTGGTGTACTGTCCACAGATCGGACACTGACCAATGATCAATATGAGAGACTGAGACAGTCCTGGCAGCAGACACATGGAGGCCTGGGCAATGCTCATGAAGTGGCGATCCTGGAACATGGTCTGAAGTATGAGCCCATGAAGGTCAGCATGGCTGAATCCGAGTACATCAAAGTGCGGGTGCACGGTGCCCAGGAGGTGGCCAGGATCTTCCAGGTGCCCAGCTCCATGATTGGGCTGGAAGCCAATGTGACATACAATGGGGCAGAGCATCAAGATCTCCAGTATGTCAAGCACACCCTGGTGCCCTGGGTCAGACGGATTGAAGATGAAATCACAGCCAAGCTCCTGAGAGAAGGAGAGAGGGGCCAGGTGATCCCGCGCTTTGACCTGAACAGCTTGCTGAGGGGTGACACCTCCAGCAGATCTGATCTGTACAGGACAGCCCTGCAAAGTGGCTGGATGAGCATCAATGAAGTCAGAGCCCAGGAGCAACTCAACCCCATTGGCCCTTCAGGTGATCTCCACCTGGTCCAGGTCAATCAGCTGCCAGTGTCCAGCATGGAAGACTATGCAGCCAGCGTGACCAACACAAATCAGAACCAAAATGAATGAACTGAATAAAACTGTGGAGGGCACTGATGTGCTCATCCATGAAGAGACAAAAAGGGAGCGCAGATATCTGACCATGAATGTGGAAGCCAGAGATGGCGAAGAAGGAGATGGAAAGACAGTGGAAGGATATGCAGCTGTGTTTGATACAGATGCTGACCTGGGACCCTTTACAGAGCGCATTGAGCGCGGTGCTTTTGATGCTGCCCTGGCTGATCCTCAGCTGGATGTGGCAGCGCTGTTCAACCATGATCAAAACCAGATCCTGGCAAGGAACAGAGGAGGGGAAGGCAACCTGGAGCTGTGGACTGATGAGAAAGGCCTGAAGTACAGATTCAAGCTGGGAGATCAATCCTATGCCCAGGATCTGGGGATCAACCTCAGAGAGGGCCTGGTGAATCAGAGCTCATTTGCTTTCTCCATCAAAGAGGATGACTGGACACAACGTGATGGGAGGGATCTCCGGACCATCAAGGCAGTCAATCTTCATGACATCTCCCCAGTGGTTTTTGCTGCCTACCAGCAGGCCACTTCATCCATAAGGTCCCAACAAGAAGAACCAACCCAGCCTGCTGCCACCTCAATTCGGGACCGAGCAGAAGCGCAGCTGGCCATCT